GTGCTGCCGCCGCCGGCAGCGGAGATGCAACCGGACCGCCGCCGCGATAAACGCCTGACCAAGGGCGCGACGAAAGAGGCGGGCGAGGTTGTCGGCAAACATGGCAGGGAGATGGGCAAAATCCGGGTGGTGCACGCGCGGGCTACGGCCGATGCAAACGGAATGACGCAATCGATCGCATGCAACGGAACAGGTGTGTCAGACAGGGCAAGGCCGATCTCCAACGCTTCGGAAAACACGATTTCGGATGGGTCAAGCAGTCCTTCTGCGCTGACCGTCTGCGATGGGCCGGGGGCCGACGAATTGCTGCGGCACGGCAGCGTATCCGGCAACGCAGGCGATGCGGACGGCATGCCTGTTGGCCCAAGCCCAGGGAGGACAGGGCTTTTAAAGGAGGCGCAGGCGCTTCCATCCGGAGCGTGCAAAACAGGGTCTCCGAACAGTCGCGAGGATACGCCGGAGGCTGACGGTGCAGCGCAGGACGAGGGAGCCGATGCAAAAGCCTGCGCGCTGTACAGGCGGTTCCTGCGCGACTGGTTTTGCGTGTTGTGCGAGGAGCAGAAGCCGCCGGACGGCGATTGGCGGACCTGGGTGCTGATGGGCGGTCGCGGATCCGGCAAGACGCGGGCAGGCGCCGAATGGGTGCAGGCCATCGCCACGGCAAAGACGGCCGGCCCGGCCCGGCGGATCGCTCTAGTGGCCGAGACGCTGGGCGATGCACGGGAAGTGATGATCGACGGGATTTCCGGCATCTGCCGGATTGCCCGGGAGAACCGGCCGGATTTCGAGGTGTCGCGCCGCAGGCTGGTCTGGCCGAACGGGACGATCGCTCAGATCTTCTCGTCGGAAGACCCGGAATCGCTGCGCGGACCGCAATTCGACTTTGCCTGGTGCGACGAGCTTGGAAAATGGAAACACCCGCAGGAGACCTTCGACATGCTGCAGTTTGCGCTGCGGCTCGGCGACCATCCGCAGATGCTGGTGACCACGACGCCGCGGCCTTTGCCGCTGCTGAAGGCACTGATCGCCGATCCCGCGACGAAAACCCGCCGGATCCGGACCAGCGACAATGCACAGAACCTGGCGCCCGGTTTTCTCGACGCCATGGCCAGGCGTTATGGCGGGACAAGGCTGGGCCGGCAGGAACTGGACGGCGAGATGATCGTCGATCGCCAGGATGCGCTGTGGTCACGGGCGCTGATCGAGGCGCTGAAGCTGCGCGATGCCGGATCCTTGTCGCGGATCGTCGTCGCGGTCGACCCGCCGGCCGGTGCCGGCGCGCAGTCCTGCTGCGGCATTGTCGTGGCCGGGCTCGATCGGCAGGGTCGGGGCGTGGTTCTTGCCGATTGCTCGGTGGACAGCGCCAGTCCGGCCGGATGGGCGCAGGCTGTGGTGCGCGCCTATCGCCGCTTCGATGCCGACAGGGTCGTGGCGGAAATCAACCAGGGCGGAGACATGGTCACCGCCGTGCTGCGCGGCATCGATGCGCAGGTGCCGGTCAAGACCGTCCGGGCATCGCGTGGCAAATGGCTGCGGGCCGAACCGGTGGCGGCGCTCTATGAACAGTCGCGCGTCGTTCATGCCGGTTCGTTTCCGGCGCTCGAAGACCAGATGTGCGATTTCGGGCCGGACGGGCTTTCGTCAGGCCGTTCGCCGGACCGGCTGGATGCGCTGGTCTGGGCTCTGACGGCGCTGATGCTGGAAGGGCATGGCGAACCGCGGGTGCGGGGGATCTGAAACTCTGGTTTTCAATACGTCGCTTCGCGCCGTCCCGTCTGCTTCAGCGCGGGCTGTCGCTGGCAGTTTTCGGTGCAGCCGGTGCGTTGACACGCATCTGGTGCCACTCGTTTTCGATCCGGTCGAGCAGCGGCTGCGGGATCGTCGACCGTTCGGTTTCGGACGGTGTTTTGGTGTTGGCGTTCACTGGATCCTCCTCGATCGGAACCGGGTTTACTGTCCGAAAAGAGATTTCACATCGTAAAGACAAAGTAAATCAGGGCATTAAACAGTTTAAACGATTGAATTCGGTTTAATCGATTTAAGGTCACAGTTTTTTCGACCCCATTCTTCGCGGAGTGTCTTGCCATGACTTTCAAGCGCAATCTGTTCTTCAAGACGGTTCGTTCCAGCCTGTTCGACGGCAGGCTGTCTCGCGACCAAGTGGAGGGTATCTCGACTGTGCTTGACTGCTTTGAGAGCCGCACGGATGTCCCGGACAGTCGCTGGCGCGCCTATATCTTGGCGACCGCGCATCACGAGACGGGCGCGACAATGCAGCCGGTGCGCGAGACCTTTGCGAAAAGTGACGACCGGGCAATCGCCATTCTCGACAGTGCCTATGGCCGCGGCCGCCTGCCATCGGTTTCCGTGCCCTATTGGCGACGCGACGCGGAGGGCAAGAGCTGGCTGGGACGCGGGCTTGTGCAATTGACCCACAGGGCAAACTACGCGCGCATGACGGAACTGACCGGGATTGATCTGCTCGCCGACCCCGACCGGGCCATGGAAACAGGGGTGGCTGCCGAGATTGTCGTCGTGGGCATGATCCGCGGCAGTTTTACCGGCAAGCGGCTTTCGGATTATTTTACGGTTGCCCGGACCGACTGGACCGGCGCCCGGCGGATCATCAACGGCCGCGACCGGGCTGCGATCGTCGCGGGATATGCCAAAGCCTATCACGCGGCGATCACGCTGTCCGCTCCGGACGGGCAGCCTGGCGGACTGCTGGCTTGAGGTGACGCGCCTCTGATTTCGAACGATCTCTTTCAAGGATATGGCCGATGAAAAATCCTTTCCGCCTGCCGTGGCTGCGCCCGGGGGACCGACCCGGTTATGCCGAGGCCCAGGCAAAGACCGAAGCGAAGGCCGCGACCGGCTTCATTGCGCTTTCCAAGGATGCGCGGGCGCACTGGACCGGCCGGACCTATGCCGGACTTTCACGCGAGGGGTTCATGAAGAACCCGGCCGCGCATCGGGCGGTGCGGCTGATTTCGGAGGCTGCTGCATCGGTGCCGCTGCTGCTCTATGAGGGCATACGCGAAACAAGCGAGCATCCGGTGCTGGCGCTGCTGGCCAGACCGAACGCCCGCATGGGCGGCGTCGATTTTCTCGAAACGCTCTACGGCCATCTGCTGCTGTCGGGCAATGCCTATGTCGAGGCGCTCCGTGTCGGCGAGGCGGTGCGGGAACTGCACCTTCTGCGCCCCGACCGGATGCGCATCCTCGAAGGCCGGGATGGCTGGCCGGAGGCCTATGAATACCGCGTCGGCACGCTGTCGCGCCGGCATGCCGTCGGTGCCGGCGGGCTCTTGCATCTGCGGCTGTTCCATCCGCTCGACGACCATCTCGGTTTTCCGCCGCTGGAAGCCGCGCAGATGGCGCTCGATCTTTCCAATGCGGCGGCGACCTGGAACAAGGCGCTGCTCGACAATTCGGCCCGGCCGTCCGGTGCGCTGGTCTACCAGCCGAAGGAGGGCGGCAATCTTTCGGCCGACCAGTATGAGCGGCTGAAGACCGAACTCGACGAAGGTTATTCCGGCCCGATGCGGGCCGGGCGGCCGCTGCTGCTGGAGGGTGGGCTCGACTGGAAGGCGATGGGACTTTCGCCGAAGGACATGGATTTTGTCGAGGCGAAGAATGGCGCCGCCCGCGACATTGCACTGGCCTTCGGCGTGCCGCCGATGCTGCTCGGCATTCCCGGCGACAACACCTATGCCAACTATCAGGAGGCCAACCGCGCCTTCTATCGCCTGACGGTTCTGCCGATGCTGTTTCGCACGCTCTCGGCGCTATCAGGCTGGTTTTCGGAAAGCCTGGGCGAGACGCTGCGACTGGCGCCGGACCTTGACCAGGTGGCCGGGCTGTCAGCGGAACGTGCGGAGGTCTGGGCGCGGCTGAAGGATGCGGATTTCCTCAGCAACGCGGAAAAACGACAGGCCGTGGGCTATTCGGTCGAAGAGTAGCGTTGCCGGCCGAGATCTGGGTTCAGATCGTTTGAAGGGTGAAAATCCCTTTTGTTTCAGCGCTTTGGAGCCAAGACCGGACTCTTAATCCGGGCTTGGTTGAATCAGACTGTGAAGGCCTTGATTCAATCTTCGAAGACAAAGGGGCAAGCGATTCAAATGATTCAGGGAAATCGAATGCCTGACGTCTGGTCAGGCCGCCACTGACCTAACGTCAGGCGGTTCGAAACGCCGCGAATGGCGTGATTTGACACTAGCATCAAGGGCTTAACAAATGACTGATTTTGGCAATGATCCCGGCCTCTGGGCGGCGAGAAGCATCGGCTCGGCGGCGGGTGCTGCGGTGTCGCTGGTCTACATGCTGCCCAAGGGCCGGCGCGAGGCGGCATCGCGGTTTTTCACCGGAATGCTCTGCGGTCTGATCTTCGGCGGGCCGGCCGGGCTCTGGATCGTTTCACGACTGGGCGTCGCCGGCAGCCTGTCGGGGACGGAAGTCATGCTGGCCGGTTCGGCGGCTGCAAGCCTCTCGGCCTGGTGGGTGCTCGGCGCGGTGGCGCGGGTGGCGGATCGGTATGGGCGGAAGTAGGCAATAGGAAACAGGCGATAGGCAGTAGGCAGTAGGCAGTCGGGAAAAGGTTGTTGGCTGGCGAAATTCCTCCTGCCTACTGCCTATCGGCTCCCCTCTTTAAATTCGGAGATATCCATGACGACCGACAGACTGCCTGTCTGGCGAACGAAGAAGTTTGCCAATCTGACACTTGCCGGGGTGACCGGCGCGGGGCGTTTTTCCGGTTATGCCAGCATCTTCGGCGAGGTCGATCTCGGCAAGGATGCGATCGAGCCCGGCGCCTTTTCGCGCTCGCTGTCCCGGCGTGGTGCGTCCGGCGTGCGCATGCTTTTCCAGCATGATCCGGGCGAGCCGCTCGGGGCCTGGAAAACGATCCGCGAGGATGCACGCGGGCTCTATGTCGAAGGCCAGCTTTCGCCGGGCGTGGCGCGGGCGCAGGAGGTGCACCAGCTGATGAAGGCGGGCGCGCTCGACGGTCTCTCGATCGGTTTCCAGACCGTCAAGGCAAAGACCGACGGTAGGAGCGGCGTACGCCGCATCCTCGAGGCGGACCTCTGGGAAATCTCGATCGTGACCTTCCCGATGCTGCCCTCGGCGCGCGTCTCGAACGTTAAGAATGCGCGGTGGTTCCGCGACCCCGAAACGGAACTCGTGCGCCGGATGCGGCGGGCGACCCGGATGATGAAACTCCAAGCAGACAAGGACAGGCTTCATGACTGAGACACAAACGATGCAAAAACCGCGCATGGCACCGGAAATCAGGGTGGCACCGGAAATCAAGACCGTTCCGGAGACCATGACGGCGGCCTTCGACGACTTCATGGGCGCCTTCGAGGCCTTCAAGGAGACCAATGACCGGCGGCTCGGCGAACTCGAAACCAGGCTGACCGCCGATGTCGTGACCCGCGACAAGATGGACCGGATCAACCGGACGATGGACGAGCAGAAACGTATGCTCGACCAGCTGGTGCTGAAGAAGGCGCGCCCGGCACTCGGCCGCAGCGACGCGGCGAGCCTCGAGACCGTCGAGCACAAGGCGGCGTTTGAAGGCTATATGCGTCGCGGCGACGAGCAGGGCCTGCGCGACCTCGAAGGCAAGGCGTTTTCGATCGGTTCGGCCACAGACGGCGGTTACCTTGTGCCGAACGAGACCGACAACGAGATCGGCCGAAGGCTGTCCGTGGTCTCGCCGATCCGGGCACTGGCAACCGTGCGGCAGGTTTCGGGCGCGGTTCTGAAGAAACCGTTTGCGCTGGCCGGCATGGCGACCGGCTGGGTCTCGGAGACGGCGGTGCGGCCGCAGACGACGACGCCGCAGCTGGCGGAGCTGTCCTTTCCGACGATGGAGCTCTATGCGATGCCGGCGGCAACGGCAGCACTGCTCGACGATGCAGCGGTCGATATCGAGAACTGGATCGCGTCGGAGGTCGACATAGCCTTTGGCGAGCAGGAAGGCACGGCCTTCGTTTCCGGTGACGGCGTCAACAAGCCGAAGGGCTTTCTCAGCTACACCAATGTGGCCGAGACTGGCTGGAGCTGGGGCAATATCGGCTATGTCGCCACGGGGGCTGCAGGCGCCTTCAAGGCCAGCGGCCCCTCCGACACGCTGATCGACACGATCTATGCGCTGAAGGCCGGGCACCGGCAGAATGCCAGCTTCGTCATGAACCGCAAGGTGCAGGCGGAAATCCGCAAGTTCAAGGATGCCGACGGCAACTATCTCTGGCACCCGCCGGCCGCTGTCGGCCAGGCGGCATCGCTGATGGGCTTTCCGATCACTGAAGCCGAAGACATGCCGGATATCGCCGCCAACAGTTATGGCATCGCCTTCGGCAATTTTGCCGCCGGCTACCTGATCGTCGACCGCACCGGCGTGCGCGTGCTGCGCGATCCCTATTCGGCCAAGCCCTATGTTCTCTTCTATACGACCAAGCGGGTCGGCGGCGGCGTGCAGAACTTCGAGGCCATCAAGCTGGTCAAATTCGCCGCCTCCTAAATTTCGCATCTTGAAAAACCGGCCGGCCGCCCTTGTTCAAAAGGGTGTCGACAGTTCGTGCCCGGCGGTCTTCCCTGCCGCCGGAGCATGAAGGCGGACGCGGTTCCCCTCCCGCTGCGTCCGCCACCTCTTTCACAGCCATGATCCCGTCGACGGAGACATCCAATGACCATTGCCGAACTGACGCCGCCCGGCGGCGAGCCGCTGACGCTTGCCGAAACGAAGGCGCATCTGCGCATCGACGGCACGCTCGAGGATACGCTGATCGAGGCGCTGATCCGGGCCGTGCGGCAGTATCTTGAGCAGACCACCGGGCTCGTCCTGATCAGCCGGACGTTTCGGCTCTATCGCGACGACTGGCCGGAGGGAGCGGTGATTCCCATTGCGAAAAGCCCGGTGCAAAGCATTGACCTGGTTACGATTTATGATGCGGCCGGCCTGCCGCAGGACGTGGCGCTGGCGGATGCCGTGCTCGATGGACAATCGCGTCCGGCGCGACTGCTGCTTGCGACCCGGCCGTTGATCGGGCGCGAAATCAACGGCATCGAGATCGACTTCACCGCCGGTTTCGGTGAGGCGGGCACGGATATACCCGATACGCTCAAACGCGCCATGCTGCTGCATGTGGCGCTGCTTTACGAATGCCGCGGCGCCGTTTCACCCGACAGCCAGCCGGCGGCAGTGCCCGTCGGTTACGACCGGCTGATCGCGCCGTTTTGCCGGCGGGGGCTGTGACGATGGACACGACACTGCTTGATTCCGGCCAGCTGTCCGCCCGGCTGGAGCTGGAAATGCCACAGCCGGTCACCGACGGGCAGGGCGGCATCGTCGCGGGCTATGCGATCGTGGCGTCGCTCTGGGCGATGATCGAGCCGGTCGCGATGCCGGACCGCGAGCAGGCGGACAGGGCGGTGTTTTCGATCACGCACCGGATCACCATCCGGTTTCGCGACGACGTGACAGCCGGCATGCGGTTTCGCAAGGGCGCGCGGCTGTTCATCATCCGGGCGCATAGTGACCCCGACGAGAGGCGCCGCTACCTCGTCTGCCGCTGCGAGGAGGACGGGCGATGAGTGCTGCGCAAGCCCTGCAGGCGGCGATCTACGCGCGGCTTTCCGAAGACGCCGTGCTGACGGCGCTGATCGGCACCGACGGGGTGCACGACCGGCTGTTACTGCGCCGCGACGAGCCGCATGTGCGCTTTGCCGGCATCGAGACCCGCGACTGGTCGACGGCCAGCGAACCGGGGGAGGAGCATATCGTAACGCTGGAGGTGCGCAGCGGCGAGGGCGGGCATCGTGTGACGCAGGCGATCGCGGCCCGTCTGCACGCCCTCATCGACGATGCGGCGCTGCCTCTGAGCGGCGCGGTACTCGTCAACCTGCGCCACCAGAAAACCCGCTTCGTCCGCGACGCCAAGGCCAGGGGGCATCTGGCGGAGATGATGTTTCGGGCGGTGACGGAGTGAGATCGACAATCGGATTGGCATTCTGGCGCCCCCATCGGGCGCTTTTCTCGTTTCGAAAGGACAAGACATGGTGGCGCAGAAGGGCAAGGATCTTCTTTTGAAGATCGACAATGGCGGAAGTTACGTGACGGTGGCGGGGTTGCGGTCGAAGCGGCTCGCCTTCAATGCCGAGACGGTGGAGGCGACGGATGCGGAATCGGCCGGTCGCTGGCGCGAACTGCTCGGCGGCGCCGGCGTGCAGCGGGCTTCGCTGTCCGGCGCCGGCATCTTCAAGGACCAGAATTCGGACGCGCTGGTGCGCTCGGCTTTCTTCAACAGCACGATCCTCAACTGGCAGGTGGTCATCCCCGATTTCGGCACCCTGTCCGGCGCCTTTCAGGTGACGGCGCTGGAATATTCCGGACAGTACAATGGCGAGGTGCTGTTTGAACTGGCGCTGGAATCGGCCGGTGCGCTCACCTTCGTGGTGCTCTGATGGGTCCGGTTTCCCATGGGATCGCGGGGCGTGCCAACCGGCATCGCGGCGAAGTCGAGGCTGTCATCGGTGGCGAACGGCGGATCCTCTGTTTGACGCTCGGCAGTCTTGCCGAACTCGAAACGGCTTTTGCCGCCGACAATCTGATGGATCTGGCCACGCGGTTTTCGGCCGGCAGGCTGAAGGCGCAGGACATGATCCGCATTCTCGGTGCCGGCCTGCGCGGCGGCGGCAATCTCTTGTCGGACGATGATGTCGCAACCATGAGCGTCGACGGTGGGCTTGCCGGTCTCGCCCGGCTGACCGGCACGCTTCTCGCCGCGACCTTCGGCGAGGCAGGGGAGAGCCCGGCAAACCCTCCGGTGCCGCAGCAGGCGTGAAGACGACCGACACCAGCATCACGGACACGAGCGTGACGGACGTAAAACCGTTTCCCTGGGCCGATGTGCTGCATCTCGGGCTTTGCCTGCTGCGGCTTTCCCCGTCTGATTTCTGGGCGATGACGCCGCGCGAACTGTTTGCCGCCGGCGGCTGGTGCAAGCCGCGCGTCGGCGTGCCGGACCGATCGGGGCTGGAGGCGCTGATGGGGGCGTTTCCGGATGGGGAAGTGCGACGTGATGAGTGGGAAGTGATGAGTGGGTAGTGGGTCGTGGGTAGTGGGTAGTGGTGGGTGAGAAGCCGCCACAAGCAAGGAGAGCGACATGGTCGAAACGACGGATTTTGCCGCAGCAACGCAGGAGGCCGAGGCGCTGAAGAGCGTTCTGTCCGATCTGGAAGGGCGCTCGCGCTCGTTTGGATCGGCCCTGACCGGCGCGCTTGTGTCGGCGACGCGGGGCGGCAAGGGGCTGGAGGATGTGCTGAAAGGCGCTGGCTTGCGGCTGAGCGAGATCGCGCTTTCGGCGGGTTTGAAGCCGCTTGAAACCATGCTCGGATCGGCGCTTACAGGCGTGATCGGCAGTCTTGGCGGCGCAACCGGCTTTGCCTCCGGCGGCGTGCCGGGGCGGGTGACGCCGTTTGCAGCCGGCGGCATCGTCTCGGCGCCGACTTATTTTCCGATGGACGGGCAGGTGGGGCTGATGGGCGAGGCGGGGTCGGAGGCGATCCTGCCGCTGAAGCGCGGCCCTGACGGCTCGCTCGGCGTCGCCGGCGCAGGTGGGGCAACGACCGTGGTCTTCAACGTGACCGCGACCGATGCCCAGAGCTTTCGAAAATCGGAAGGACAGATTGCGGCGATGCTGACGCGAACGGTTGCGCGC